GTTAAAAAAGATGCGGAACTAACCATTAAGCAACGCCAGTTTGTCGATGAAATAATCAAGGGCAAGTTAGGAAGCTATAAGGAAGCATATGCAAAGGTCTACGATGTCACTTTAACTAAGCAAGGGAAGATACCTAAATGGGTAGAGGTGGAAGCAAGCAAGCTTGTAGCTAACCCTAAGATTGCAATAAGCATACAAAGGGCTATCGAGAGAAAAGAGCAGTCAGTAGTAGCTAGCAGTCTCAGGACAAGAAACTATGTCATAGACCAACTTTATAGAGAATCAAAAGAATCAGATTCAGATTCAGCTAGGATTCGAGCATTGGAATTGCTAGGTAAGAGCGTATCGTTATTCAGCGATGTAGTTGAGACTAAAGAAGCAAGAACAAGTGACGAAGTTGAGCGAGATATTGAAGAGCGAATACAAGCTTTACTAAACTCCAAATAGTCGAACATCAACCAACTATCTAATAGGGCAATACATGAGCCATATGCACGCTGTAGGTGGTGTAATTTTGTGATGCACTATATATAGGGTCAGACACAAGATGTTGTGTTCCAGGAAGATCGTTGAACCACTACATATTGTGTTTGGATTCCGCCACTATTAATAGACCCCCTCCCCCCTTTTGTGTGTGCGGGACTCCGCCTGTCATATATACATAGTGATTTGCACAGATTATCACTAATTTTCACAGACCCCCCCTATGTATTGCATTTTGATAGCATATTTTGTAAGATAATATAGGTTTTTTTGTAGAAAATGGTCAAGGGACCCTAGACCCCCCATAATATTTTGCAAAAAATTGTTGTTTTTCCTGTGAAGATGTGCAATTATGTTAAAATCTAGCGTGATTTACATCCAGTAGGTACCTACTTGTAAAGTATATACCCAATAAGTATGTACTAGATGGTAGAAACTTAGTAAGTTTTTAATTTTAGGAAGTATCTACTTACTATCTAGTATAGGAGATGTATGAGTAACCACATATTAAACCAAATACAGAGCCTTCCCTTAGATGAGAAGAGAGAGTTACTAGGTTTATTAGATGAATTAGAGGATGCAAAGGCTAGAGAAAGGTGTGCCACAGACTATATGGCGTTTGTCAAAGAGATGTGGAGTGCTTTTATCGATGGTCCTCACCATCAAGTTATGGCGGATGCTTTTGAACGTGTCGCAAATGGCGATTTAAAGCGTTTAATCATCAATATGCCACCCAGACATACCAAATCCGAGTTTGCGTCTTACCTATTACCTGCATGGTTCTTGGGAAGCAAGCCTGAAAAGAAGATAATACAGACAGCACATACCGCAGAGTTAGCGGTGGGTTTTGGTAGAAAGGTTAGAAACCTTGTAGGAAGTAAAGATTATAAAAAAATATTCCCCAATGTTAGTTTGCAGTCGGATTCTAAAGCTGCGGGTCGTTGGAACACGAATAAAGGCGGTGAATATTTTGCTATAGGTGTAGGCGGTGCGGTTACTGGTAAAGGTGCTGACCTCCTCATCATAGATGACCCGCACTCTGAACAAGAAGGTGCAAGTGCAGACATTAACGTGTTCAATCGTACCTACGAATGGTATACATCTGGTCCTAGACAGCGTTTACAGCCTAATGGTGCAATCGTTGTAGTGATGACAAGATGGCATAATAAAGATTTAACTGGTCAAGTTGTGGATGCCAGCATAAAACGTGGCGGAGCCGACCAATGGGAAGTTATAGAACTACCTGCAATCTTACCTTCTGGTAAGCCTTTGTGGGATGCTTTCTGGAAGTTAGAAGAGTTAGAAGCTTTGAAAGCTGAATTACCCAGTTCAAAGTGGATGGCTCAATACCAACAAGACCCTACATCTGAAGAAGGTGCACTTGTTAAGAGAGAATGGTGGCAAGTATGGGAAGGCAGGAATCCTCCTGACTGTGAGTTCATTATTCAATCGTGGGATACAGCTTTTCTTAAAACCCAAAGAGCTGACTATTCAGCTTGTACTTCTTGGGGAGTTTTCTACAAAGAAAATGATGANGGNTTTGTNGCACCCAACCTTATACTNTTAGATGCCTATAAGGAGCGTCTAGAGTTCCCAGANTTAAAGAAAATGGCTNTAGAGAAGTATAACGCCTATAAACCAGATGCGTTCATTGTAGAGGCTAANGCAGCAGGGCTACCATTAATCTTTGAACTTAGACAAACAGGCATACCAGTCCAAGAATATACACCTAGTCGTGGTAATGATAAAATATCTAGGGTAAATGCTGTATCTGATTTGTTTGCATCAGGTGTTGTTTGGGCACCAGAAACAAGATGGGCAGAAGAAGTTATAGAAGAGTTTGCTGGATTTCCTAATATGGAACATGACGATTTAGTTGATAGCAGTACGCAAGCTCTGTTAAGATTTAGACAAGGCGGATTTGTTCCTTTAGATTCAGATGAAGAAGATGAACCANTAGAACANAATCGCAAAGCAGATTATTACTAGGAGAATATATTGGCTATAGATAAACAATTTGTACCTGCTACGCCAATAGATGGCTTAGTAGAGATGGAGCCAGAGGAAGGCTTAGACGTTGAAGTAGAGGCAGTAACAACAGAAACCGAAGATGGTGGCATGATTGTTGACTTTGACCCAACTGCAAGCAATATGCAAGCAGATACATTTGATTCTAATCTTGTAGATTTTATAGATGAAGATGAATTAACTTCGATAGGTAATGAGCTTATCAATGCTTTCAATGCAGATAGAGATTCAAGAGCTGACTGGGAAGAGACTTATACTAAAGGTTTAGACCAGTTAGGATTAAAGATTGAAGATAGAACTACTCCTTGGGCTGGAGCTTGTGGTGTATTCCACCCAATGCTTAGTGAAGCAGTAATTAAATTTCAATCTCAGGCAATATCAGAGATATTTCCAGCAGCAGGTCCAGTAAGAACAAAGATAGTAGGACCAATAGATTCAGCTAAAGAAAAACAAAGTCAAAGAGTTCAAGATTACTTAAACTACTTATTGACTTACGAAATGACTGAATATCGTACTGAAACAGAAAAGATGTTGTTTTCATTACCACTAGCAGGTTCAGCATTTAGAAAGATTTACTTTGACCCAACACTAAATAGACCAAGCGGTATATTTGTACCAGCAGAAGATGTTGTGGTTAATTATGGTGCAAGTGATTTAGAAACTTGTGAAAGAGCTACTCATGTAATGAAGAAGTCTACTAATGACATCAGAAAGATGCAGGTTAGTGGATTCTACAGAGATATAGAATTACCAGATGCAACTCCTACATCATCAGACATTACTAAGAAATACAATGAAATGACTGGTGAATCAGAGAGTTATAGCTATGATACACGTCATACTATACTTGAAATGCAGGTAGATTTAGACCTTAAAGGGTTTGAAGATAAAGATGCTAATGGTCAAGAAACAGGTATTGCATTACCTTATGTTGTAACAATAGATAGTCCTTCAGGCATTATTCTTAGTATTAGAAGAAATTATTACGAAGATGACCCTGCTAAATTAAGAAGGATGCACTTTGTTCACTATCAGTATTTACCAGGACTAGGTTTTTATGGGTTTGGTTTATACATATGATTGGTGGATTAGCTAAATCAGCTACATCTATTTTAAGACAACTTGTTGATGCAGGTACTTTAAGTAATTTACCAGGTGGTTTAAAAGCTAGAGGATTAAGAATCAAAGGCGATGATAGTCCTATTATGCCTGGTGAATTTAGAGATGTAGATGTTCCAGGTGGTGCTATAAGAGACAATATTACTTTTTTACCCTATAAAGAACCTTCACCTACATTATTCTCCTTACTACAAAATATAGTAGAAGAAGGCAAGAAGTTTGCTAGCATAGCAGAAATGAAAACTTCTGACATGAATAGTCAGGCACCAGTTGGAACTACTCTAGCATTACTAGAAAGAAACATGAAAGTTATGTCAGCAGTACAAGCTAGGCTTCATGCTTCAATGAAAAGAGAGTTTGAGATACTTGTTAATGTAATTAAAGATTTTACAGAACCTACTTATCCTTATGAAGTAGCAGAAGGACAGCAAATTAAAGTACAAGACTTTGATGCAAGAGTAGATGTTTTACCAGTATCTGACCCAAATGCAGCTACAATGGCTCAAAGAATTATGCAGTATCAAGCTGCAATGCAGTTAGCACAACAAGCACCACAATTATATGATTTAGGTCAATTACACAGACAAATGCTTGAAGTATTAGGCATTAAAGATGTAGATACTATTGTACCTCCACAAGAAGATGTACCTCCAGTTGACCCAGTTACAGCAGTACAGAACATACTTAATGGTAAACCTGTACAAGCTTATGAGTTCCAAGACCATGAAGCTCATATACAAACACTTGTTTCTGCACAGCAAGACCCAAATATACAAGCAAAAGTACAACAAAGTCCAAATGCTCAAGTTATTCAAAGTGCTGGTTCAGACTATATTATGCAACATCTATCGTTACAATTTAGAGACCAAGTTGAAAGAGAGATGGGTGTAGAGCTTCCACCAGTAGGAGAACCTCTACCAGCAGATGTTGAAAAACGTATATCTGAATTGGTAGCTGAAGCAGCTAAACGTGTAGCTACTACAAATGCTGCACAAGCAGAACAAGCTAGAATACAAGAACAAGCACAAGACCCATTAATACAAGCTAAACAAAGAGAGCTAGCTATTAAAGAAGCTCAAGTTGCAAATAAACAAAAAATTGATGAGTCTAAGATTTTAATAGATGCTGCTAAGATGGCTAAAAATGCAGAGCTTGAAGAAGCTAGAATTGCACAACAGTCAGAGATTGCTGGTATGAATGTAGGACAGCGTATTGCTAGCGATTTGCTATCTAAAGAAGCAGATGCAAAAAAACAATCTTCAAAAGATTACAAATTAGGGCTTGACATTGCCAAGGATATAGTAAAAGATATCAATCTGAATGAGTAATGATATCAATGAGCAATCACTTTCTACGTTCTTAACCAAGAAGTTACGAACAATTATGAATGAATGTTCAGACCATATCTCTACAGGAAGTTGTAAAGACTTTGCTGAATATAAAAAAATGACAGGAATAATCGAGGG